ATTCTTATAATCAATTTTATTTAATATTTTATATAAAACTGGATAACCTAAATTTAATAACTCATAAGCATATTGATTTCCGAATGAATAGATATCTTCATCTTCAGTTTCTTCTTCATCATGACCTTTATTAGTATTTAAAATTAAAACTGGTTTACTTGCTGCATTAATAATAGCACTATCATAAGCATCTGCACTATCACATACAAATTCAGTAAATTTAGTATATAATGTATAAGTTTTGCCATCTACTGGTGTTCCGGCAGATTCTGGTATATCTATTTCTTTGCCTGCACCAATATATTCATAGTAGTAACCAGCACTATCTTCAGCAATATGATATTTTACTAAGCTTGCTCCAACAAGTTCACCTATTTTAATTTCTTCTGCTTTTGCTGAAGTTTTATCATATGCTGAAAAGCCATACATTTTTCCATCATTAATATAAGCAGCTTTAAGTCCTGCATATTCTGTATAATCGTCAGGAATATACTTTCCTTCAGGTAACATTTCAACAGTTGGTGCAACTGCTACAAGTTTACCCTTATATTTTTTAAGTCCTAAGCCAACAACATCAGCAAAGTCACTCGCTAATCTAAATTCAATTACTCCATTATCATCTAATGTAAGTCCTTTTGATTCTGCTTCTTCAATAAAAGTAGCATAATCATTCATAACAAAACCAGGAACAACAACTCCAAAGTTATTATATCTAGGATTACCAGCAGATGTATAATCATGTTCTAAAATGACAATATTTGACATATTTAGGTTTCTCCTTTATTAATTAAAAATTTTAATCTAATTAATTTAGCTGATTTATTCTTGATTATCATCAAAATTAATTACTTCTTCTATCTCACCAGTAGTACCAATTTTATCTGTAACATCAATATCAACTCCACCAATCTTTCAGTTTTGTCTATATGGAATACTAAATAAGAATCCATCTTGAAGTTCTATTTGAATTGATCAGCGTGTAAATTGTCCAGCAAATAATCGCTCTGAGATATCGCTAGTATCAGAGACAGTTGATAAAACTCTTAGGTTTGCAATATGTTTTATATTAGTGTTATTATATGGAATTTCTATATAAATAACTGGATTATTTATTAATTTAAATAAAAAGTTTCTAACATATTCATCGCCTTGATCTGCTTTTTTAGTAAATATATCTAATTGATACTGTGCTTTAATTGGTATAACATTAAACTGCATTGTTTGCATGTCTGTTTGCATTAATTTTAAACCATCAAATGATTTAACATTCTTTATATTTAATAATAATTCAATATCTTTATTTCTTGATAATGCAATAACAGGTAGCTCAATTGGCTTATCTTTTGTATCATCAGCATGCATTTCAAATAATCTTTTAGTCTCATTAGGATTTAAAACTCTAAGATTACTATTATCTGGAATTCATTTCTTAAGCTTAGCTACTATAGCATCATCATAATATCTAATTGCCATGGTTAACTCCTTTCAACTTTATTGTTTGGCAAAAGCATATTTAAATATATTACTTTTGCCACTTACCATTGTGCCATAATTTATAAGTCTAAACAGCATATCTGCTTTTTTATTAACAGTGGTTATAACTATATCATTATCTTGATTTATATTATAAATAATATTACGATATACATATAATGCTGCAGCTCTAAGGGTTAATCCAGTATTTTTTTTAAGAAATATAGATAATTGTATATCTTCTGAGCCATAGCCATATAACATTAAGCGTTTAAAAATAGACATTTTAATTTTTGGTAATACTTTGTATACATCATCAGCTTTATTAGTTCTAATTGTAATTAGCATTTTATAAATTTGCCGCTTTTGCAATATCTTCTATTACTTCATGTAAATTGTTTTGGTCAATATTTAAGCTTGAAGTAATATTTGCATATTTTTTAGTATTACTTACATCATATCTACTATTTTCACTAATCTTATACTTATGCATCATGTCTAAAGCTTTGTCAGTCGGACCTTTTGAAGTATATAGGTATAAAATAAAATTAATTGCTTCCTTTTTATCTTTTCCTAATCTATCAATAATATTTTGTCCACTAGCTTTGAATGTAGCTTTACCCTTAGTATCTTTTGACTTATTTTTAATGCACTTGTCAATTTGGGCCCTGACTGTTGAAATATCCTTTATTTGAGCAGTCTCATCTTTGTTAATAATACCAATTCCTTTAGTATTAGTGTTAGCAAATTTATTTCTAATTTCAGCTAAGTTAAAATTACCCTCATTAGGATTACTATTATTAATTATATATTTAGCAAAGACTTCAGGATCTCCTGGAGCATAAAATATATCAGTTATAAAGTCACCCTTAAAGTTAAGATAGCATAATGCTAGAGAATCACTACTAAATTGAACAGCACTTTTATAAGCATCAAATATAATATTTTGTGCTTCTAAATAACTGTAGATAGTAGCTGGTTCAAAATCTCTAATAAAATTTGGTCTATCAATTAGGTTTACCCATTGATCCTTTGAATTTTTTGTATCATTTTGGCTATGTTTAAGCATAGTTGCATCAATAAAGTTATTTAAATATGCATTATGAATTGCCATATATTTTAAGCTAGTAAGTGATTTATCTTCTAATAGTTTTATATTATTTTTTAGATATGTTATAAAAGGGTTTTGGTCAGCTGTAAAGCCAAGTGTTAATAATTCATTAGTAAATGGTTTTCCTAATAATTTTACTTGTGTACTTATTTCTTGACTATATTTACCACCCTTTGGACCCCATTCTGTTTGATAGTAATCTTCCCAAATAGCAGTTGACTCATCTGCAGTTTTAGCTTGTTTTAATAATAGCTCTCAGTCTTTTAAAGTTGATTTTGTATTTTGTGTAGCTGTAGGTGGATTATTTTTTATTAATGTTCTGACAGCTACCATCATTTCGGCCCAGCCAGTATTATTATCTTGTTGGTCTATATCAACCTTAAATTCTGGTGTGATATTGTTATTATAATCAGTATAGTCAGTATTATAAATTTTTGAATAACAGCTGATTATTTTTTCCATAGTAGGAATTAGAGCTGTTAATTGGTTTAGTGTTGTAACATTTCAAGTTACTGCTGTTGTTACTAGTGAAGCTAAAAACTTTAATGTTATTGTACTTGCATCAAATATTTTAGAGCCATTAGAACCACTATTTGCTCATGCATTAAAATATATTTGTGATTGTACAACTTTTTCAGGTCTATTTATTCCAAATAATTCAATATGTAATAATCCAGACGCAATTGTATCAATAGATAGTTTATTAGGGTCGCTATTACCTGTTATATCTACAATATCGAATACAGTTTTTATTTGTTGATTTTCTTCAATAGCTATATCAGTATGTTTAAATGTAAAACATCTAATAAGCTTTAAAATTGTCTCTTTAAAATTTTCAACGCTCTTATTAAGTATATCAGCTTTAGCAGGTTCTACATAATATTCAGTTTGTGCACCTAATAAATCATCTAGTTTTTTACCTAAACCCTTAGGGATTTTTGTAAGATCTTCTATTACCTTTTTTAGCTTTGCAGGCTCTGTAAAATCTATAAATTTATGATCATGGTGTGTTGTTGCATTGGCAATAGCATTAGCCATACTACCATCACTCTCATCACCTCAGGCATTAGTTAAATCATCATATAATTGCTTATATTTTAAAAATGTGTTATACCACATATTTAGATTTGTGGTGCCTTCTCATGCTTGCTTAAATGTTGGATCTTGCTTTGCAGTTTCTACCAAATCTTTTAGATTTTTTGCAATTTCATTATTTAGTAATTTTTCAATAATACCTGGTAGTCCATCAATACTTGAATTGTTTGGAATTGCTCTTATTGCTGTCATTAATTTATTTAATGCATTCATTTCTGTTGATTTTGTTTTTTTAGACTTAATATTAAGCTTAGCAACATCTATATTTTTTATATTAGCATTAATAGTTTCTAATGCAGGCAGTATACTTTTAAATAGCTTAGCAACTTCAGCTGACTTATTTTTTAAATCTTGAGTTGTATAAGCTTCAGTAAGTATTTTCTTACTTTCATTTAGATTAATTTTTCTAATATTAACATATCTTTTCATTAATCGTCCTCCTCATTATCTACTAATAATGTAAAATTATCATGAGAAAAGTCTTCAATATTATTTCTTTCTTCAATATCTCTGTATTCAGGAGCAATTTCACATGCAATACTTGCAGGATATATCATAATATTTTGCATACTAATTACACGGAATAGTCTACCTTCAGCTTTATCGAGTCCAGATGGAACTGTGAATAATGCTCCAACTTGTAGATTTTCTAGATCATAAGGCACATGAATCATAGATGATCCTTCTTGTAATTCTGTTACTCATCCTTGTTTTTTTAATGTTTTTTGATTTGGATATTCATCAAAAATACAACCAACTGAAATTGGAGGATAATAATTAGTGTCCAGATCACCACGGTTATCAAATGTTTTTCCAGGCATTGGTGCTCTGTATTCACATGTAATACCTAATAATCTTACTGCTTCCTTGAAGTAGAAACGATGCAATTTTATTGAGTTATTATATAAAATTCCATAATCTTTTTTATTATCAGACATTATAATAAACTCCTTTACTTTAAGTGAAAAGATTGGTTGGCCATAATAAGCCGACCAATCTTTCTTTTAATTTTACTTATTTTCTACTAAGCCTTCAATAAGCTTATTATTTGTAGTATATTTATAGCTAAATGATTCTGCAATTAAATTTTTATTATTGATTGCACATACTAAAGTAAACTTACTATTAGTACCTAATGACTCATTAAGACCTGTTAAAATAACTTTATTATTTTCTTTCTTAGCTTCTGTAAATGTATATGCAATTTTCTTAGATTTAGCAGAATGGAATGTAATTAATCCTTCTAAAACTAAGTTCTTATTTTCATCTAATGTGCATTCTTTTAATTTAAATGTTCTAATATTATTATATACTTTTAATAAAGATTCAGTAATAATTGATTCTACTTTACATTCATCAATATCATCAATGTCAGCTTCAAAATCAATAGTGTCTTCATCTACAGATTCTTTTACATCAGAGTCTGATGCTATAATAGCTTCAATTTCTTCATCATTAACTGGTTTACTTAATTCATTATTAATTAAGCTATCAACATCAGCTTCAGTGAATTTTACATCTTTTAAAGTTTCTACTTTAGCTTCATTTAATGATTTATTTTCAGACTTATTTTCAGTTGCTAATTCACTATTCTTTTCAGCATCTTTTTGAGCTTCAGAATTATTTAAAGACTCAGAAGTAGCATCAATGTCATCCCATTCATTATTAGCTTCAATAGCATCTTCATCATCATGATCAGTAATTTTATCTATTGCTTTTTCAATTATATCGTAAGCTTTATCTAAATGGTTATCAATACAAAGTTGAGATAATTCACCTAGTTTAAGATATCCAAGTGCATATGGATTTGGTTTAACTTTTCCATCATTAATCATTTGGCAGAATTCTAAATCATTATTATAAAGTTTACCTTCTGTTAATGATTCAACAATCTTAGCTTCACAATAACCATCAGTTATAGTATATTCAACATCTTTACCATATTTGTCTTTAACTATTTTCTTTACTTCTTCAGCTTTTTTCTTACCATCGCTTAAACACCAGAATTCTGCATGGCCTTTTTTCTTTAATTGAATAACAGCATCATCGATGTCTCTACCATAATAGTCGTCGTCATCTCTCTTATCTTCATTTAAAGATTCATTTGAAGGTTCATTTAAGTGATAGATAGAAATATTTAAATATCCATCTTCATCAAATAGATCAGTTTCATTTTGTTCTGTAGCTTCTTTAACTACTTCATCAATTGATTGACAACCTTCTGTAGAAAGTGCATCAGGACTCCAAATTTGATATCTATATTTAGCTGTATCTAAGTTTGATAAAACAGCATTTACTAGCTCAGTTGCCTTAGCAATAGTGTTTTCATCAAAATTAAAATTAAATGAAATATCACCTACAACATCTCTAGCAGCTTCATCTTCTGCAGTATCAGTTGTAACAGCTAAATCAGCACGAATGTCTGCAGGAATCTTATTTACAAGTTCAGCTAATAAATCATTTTCTTCATCTTTAGCAATATCTTCATTTAAAGTTCTGTTCTCAGATTTGTTTTCAGTAGCAAGTGCACTATTTTTTTCTGCTTCTTTTTGAGCATCTGATAAATTTAAAGATTCATTCTTGTTTTCTTCTTCTGTATCTAAATTAAGATCAAACTCTTCTAAATCATCTTTTTTATTTTCTTCTGCATTTTCTTCAGCAGGTTGTTCTTCATTATTAGCTTCTTGCTCTTCTTCATTATTAGCTTCTTCAGCAGGTTGTTCTTCTTCAGTAGAATTATTATTCTCTTCTGCAGCTTGATAATTAGCAGTTTCTTCTGGAGAAATATTATCAACTTTACCAATTAAAGTATATCCAGAGTTATTTCCACAGTGTTGACAAGTTTCATTAACATTTACAGTATTAGGATCATCTTCACTTTCTTCAATATCTTCTTTATCCTTATAGAATAAAGTCATACATTGAGGACATTGAATAATATATTTACCAACATAAGATGGTAATAAATCTTCTGGAGATTCTGCATCTAAGTCAACGATCTTTTCAATTCTTGCTAACTTAGCTTTTGCAATTTCATCATCTCTAACATCTTTTGCATCAGCAAGATCTTCACTGTCATTAACATCATAGTAATCTTCAATTAATAGATCAGTTTTTAATTTTTTAGTAAATGCTTCACTTAGATCAATTCTGTTTGATCTGATTCCACCTTTTGGCTTAGCATAACCAATTTCATCAAGTGCTTTAAATGCAGCTTCTAAATCAAATTTTGTTACTTGTTCTTTCATTTATATATTTCTCCTTTTTTAATCTATACAGAATGTTTGATTTGTATGAACCCTTAGAATTTCTCTAAGCTCTTTTAATTCGGTATTTCCTTCTTCCAATAACTTTTCGCCATCCATAGGCCAAGGTGTATTAGAAAGTGTAAATCTTGTTCTTATTCTTCCAAGCTCAAGTTTTGTTTGAGCAATACTCATTCTCATTAGGATATCAGCCCAATAATCATCTTTAATATCTTCAACTGATTGTAATTTTGGAATATATTTAATTGTGATTCTTGCTGATGTATTAAGTCGGTTATTTATATACAATTTACCAGTATCTTTATCTTCTTCAAAATCAAGATCTGTAGATAGTGTATTTTGTATTTGGCCCATAGTACTTCATGCTGCATAATTTAATACATAGTCTTGAAGGTTATACATTGTACCGCCATTACTAAATATCATTCATTGTTGTGCATATACTGGGTCAATTAGTTGGTCTGCTTGAGAAGTTCCTGTATCACCATATCCTTGTGTTCTATAAACATTTACAACAGTACTTGAATTAAATGTAGATAGATCTATACAAGATGCAAATGGAACAGTTATTAATTTTGTTTCATCATAATATCTTGCAAGTTCTCTTAATACTTTTTGTACTGCACGGATAATAACAGTGTCTTCAATTTCAAGTTCAAGTAAACCACCAGTTAACTCGAATTTAATCTCATCTAGTACATCTTCCATTTTCATAATGTAATTTCTCCTAGACAACATAATCAATTAATTTAGCTAAAGTTATATTTAAAGTTATAAAAAATATTTTAATTAAAAATAAAAAGCCTAATAGTTGCTAGGCTTTTTAAAAATATAAGAATGTATCTTTAGTACCAACATAAGTTGTCTCTGGATTTTTTCATCTCTTACTTCATTCTAGTTCTATATTATGTTTAATACTAGCTATATCAAAATTTCCATTTTTAAAGTTACTAATATAAATATCAGTTTTTCTTTGTAAATCACCATACTCTATATCTTTAGTCATTCAAGTAGATTTGTGATTTTTCTTATATTCTGCTTTATGTTGTACAAATTTAAAAAGATTATTTGTTTTAAATTCTTTATCAGTAAACATATAATGTAAAAGATTTGGGAAGGTTGAATCTTCATAACCTTCATTTTTTTCTGGATCAATATCTACCATTTCAACGCGGCTATAAATTCATTTAGAAACTGCACAAAATGTTAGTGCTCAACCATATTGAATAAATGAAAAGCCTTCTGGGTGTTTATCAATTTCTTCAAAATATTTTTGAGGTGCATTATCTGTCTTAGTCTCTAATACAATATCATCATCACACATAATTAGATAGTCATAATCAGTTTCTAGAAATTTTGTTCTTAGCATTTTTCTTGCACCTAGAATACCAAGTTTATCAAATTTATAAATTAATGTATGTTTTACAAAGTCAGGCACTTGATAGTCTTTTCAGTTTTGAGCTATAATTAAAAATTCTATTTCTTCTCCAAATAAATCAATTAGATGTTTAAATGTTTTATTTAGTCGTTCAAGTCTTTGATTTCGATGCGTTAGTTCATCTGGAAACCAAGATATGATTCCAAAAACTTTTTTCATAATTTAATTTTTCCTTTCAATATTAGCTAGAAGTATAAGTAATAATTTGATTGCCCATCAGCGCGACTATTAGCTTGCTTAGATATCACTTCATTGGGCTTAACTTCAACTGTATCTTGATAGTCATTTAATTCATATTTACTTTTAAAATTAAAGTTTAATTTAAATTGTTTACGAAGACTTTCGTTTTCATAAATATTTGTACCATCAGCTGTGTCATTTACACAAAGCATATTAGCTGAATGTAAAACATTGTTAATTGTTTTAGTACTTGCATTGCTTGCAAGATAACCAAGTTTAAGATTTGAAGCAGCTTGTTTATTGTGTTTTAATAAATATAATGAGTAAAGATAGCATGTATAGTTTTTAGTTTCTCTAAAACGTGATAAACTATTATAAATATTTTGCTTATTTTCATTAAAGCAAGCAGTTCATAATGATTTTAAATAAGGCCTAAATTCATGATCTAATCTAAAATATGGAATAGCCTTTGTTGTTTTATAGATTAAATCATGATTATTTTGACACATTTGTCACCAAGCATGACTAGTTGTTGGGTCTTTTGTTTCTGTAATTACATTAAATAAGCATGTATTGCTTTGTAAATTAAAGAATTGATCTTGAGTCATTTTTGATCAAGCATAGAAATCATCATTAGCATAAATAAAGTGTTCTGCTAAGCCGGGAATATTATGCAAGAACAGCTCAATAACACTACTATTAAATGTCGGTAAATATTCTTTTGGTATAAATTGCTCATGAGTAACTACTCTAACTTTTGTTGTATCTAATCAAGTTGGCACTTGACTTTCTGACATAACTAATAAATGTATATTATTAATTCATGGCATATTTTTTTCTATTGCCCTAAAGAAATATCTAAAGAAATTGTCTTGAGATCTAAAGCGCATTGTAGCAGTTGTTTGAGTAGTTTCCTCTATACCAGTTTTATATTTGTAGAAAGCTTCTTGCCAATTAGGATCTGTGTTATCAACATAAGGAACAACTAAATCAATATTAAAACTTTTTTTAAGATTTTCTATATGCACTAGTTCAAGACCTAAATTATATTTTTTTATTACATCATTAATAAAATTATAATATTTAATATACTCAGAATATACACTGTCTCGCATATAGTAAGTTTTATTAAATGGAGCATTTTTATATGTGACATAGTGTTTGATTTTTATATCTTTATCTTTACCACCAAAGTCTAAATAGGTATTATAAACATTTTCTTTACCAGCAATATTAATTTCATATTCACACGGTAAGTGCAGCTCTGATTTTTTCATTCAGTTTCTAAGATAATAAGCTAATATGTTTTGATCATTTCATTTAATATTAGTTGGTAATGTATTAGCTAATTCTAATATATCATTATATAATTTAGTAGATGGAGAAAATACAAACATACCAGCACAAAACGCAGACTCACCAAGTGAGTATTCTTCTGGTCTAAAATGAACAGGCGCACAGTCTTCAACAGAGGAGAAGTCTGGTTTTTCAAATAGGTCATCAATATTATGAAAGACTAACATATCGGAATCTAGATAAACACATTTGTTAAATTGTGTTAAGCCAAGCAAAGCAAGTTTATTAGAAGCTTGTTGGTACTTATTTACCATACCAAGTTTTTGGCTTCTTTTGATAAATGGTTGTAGTGGTTCTATATCAATATAAAAATAAGGCATTCCAATGATTTCTAGTATTTTTAATGTTTTTTTACTAATATTATTTGTAATTGCACAATATAATTTATATTTTGAGTTAGTAACTTTTCAGCTTTCAAATAAACCAATTACATAATAAATATAATTATCTGTTGTTAATAATGTAATATATGCATTCTCTTTCATGTTATTTATTCCTTTCTAAATAGCTAACAAGTTTTTTCTTAAACTGATTATGTGCTTCTATTTTTCCTTCTTCTGATTGTAGGTTTAAATCGTTTAATTGAATATAATTTAATTGATATTTTGAGCGTAAATATTTTAAATCATTATCATTTAAAGAATAATTATAATAAGTTCACGGATCTGTAACGTCTTTTGCTTCCTCAGTGCCTATAAAAATAGTTTTATCTAATAATTTTATACTTTTTAAATACTCAAGAATATCTACTAACAATGTGCCTCTTAATTGCTTTGTTCCATAATAAGTAGTTCTTTGATTTAAAACAAAAATAAAAAAGTAATTAGTTGATAAGTTTTTATAAAACGCATTAAAATTATTAATCCTTACTTGTAGCGTTTCTAAGTATCTATCTGTTTTAGGGTCATTATGAATTATAGTAACGCCACAATCAAATATACTTGAAAATTTTGGTTCACCTTCCTTAGGATGTGGTGTATCAATTTTTGTGCACTGACTATTTTTAATATACTCTAAATATTTATTTTCAAATAACAGTTTTAAAGCATTAACTTTTTCTACTACAATATTATCAAATGGGCCATGAATTCGCTTATCACCGCCGAGTAAATACATACTAGCACAATTTCCACCAATTGCCATTAATTTTAAGTCTGACCACTTCATACTTTTATGCTCGCATTCTATAATTCTGTGTATAATTTAGCAAAAAAAAAGAGCTATTATACTAGCTCTTTATTTTTCCAAACATATGTTGCTTGCCCACAATCATATATCTCAACAAAACCATGTTCGAGCATTAATTCAGTATTAGAAGCAGTTTTTCCATAGTTTGTTCCGAATAGTCTGTCAAAGCCCTTAGACCATAAGAATGCATCAGTTATATGTTTTTTCACTTTTGGATTATACCAATGTCTTGCTGGGTTTGTTTTTTTAAGTTTTGTAAAACCTAAATTTTCATATAGCTTACCAGATAGCTTAGCAAGATCGCAATAAACTAAAATTGTTTCAGGAGAATTTTCTACTATAAAATAATCCAGTAACTTTTTACTTCCAGCTAATATATGATAACCTGCTTTTGCACAAACTCTAAGAATTTCCCATTGATATTTTTTATTATATCTAGGTCTACCAAAAGTCATTACTTCTACAAGTTCATCATTATAAAATAAACCATATCTAATTAAATCATTAGTATAATTTTGTGGATGATACTTATTTAAAAATTCTTTACTTTCTAATCTATCAATTTCCTTTAAAATGCAATCATCAGCATTTATTTTAATCTTTGGTATAAATTTATTTAATATTTTATCTTGGTCATCCCAGTCAAATATATGTATACAAAAATAACCATTGTCAGCAGCTAATGTTGATTTATCTTTATGATATGTATAAGGTTTTTCCTTATTTCCTCTTATTCCCCATGTTGAATTATGAGTAGCATAAGGATCAAGTTCAATTAAATATTTCCCAGCTTTAAAATCATAGCTATAGCTATTAATAGGAAATTCTCTTGAATACTCAATATTTAATGCTTTTAACTTTTCTTCAAATGCTAGATTAGTTGTTGAGTTTTGTCCTTTTAAGCGTGCTTCCTGTCTTTGACATGCCCAATTAACTCCGTAACGTTCTAAACAAGTTTGTCTAGCTTTTTCAAGTGATTCGGCAGTTCTAGGTTTTCCTGTAGTATGCAAACCTTTATTCCAAGCAACTTGTAATCCTTTAGTACCTTTATTCCAAGGAACTATACCCAAGCCTTTGCCTTTTCTAGCTTTACTTATATGTTCTGAGTAAATCTTTTTTTCTTCTTCTGTCTTATTTTGTTTTGTTTTAGATATTGCAGCCCTACGAGATTTCTCATCTTTTTTAATATTATATAATTTTAATTGTCTATTAATTGTTGCTGTACTATAACCAAGTTCATTAGCAACTTCTAGTACTGTCATATTTTTATTAATATATAATTCTATTAATATTTCTTTATCAATATTTATTTTTCTGTTTGTCATTTTATCAGTACTCCTCATTATATCTATTATACAATAAATTTAGCAAAAAAAAGAATCTCCGAAGAGATTCTTAATTTTAGTTTAGACTAAGCTACGATCTTACCAGAAACTAATAAGTTAGCATTTAATAAAGCTTTAGAGTACCAAGTACTGAAGCCTTGTGCTAAACCACCATCTGGTGTACCTAATAATTGAGTTGGTACTATAGCCATATATGGTGCATATACACCTGCAGAACTCATCATATCTGAGCCGTTTAAGCCGAAGAAGAATTCACCAGATTGTAAGTTTGGAGATACATAAACGTTCATACCGTCGATGTCACCAACTTTGTAAGGACCATTCATCTTAGCGTTCTTTACAGCTGTGAAGCCATTAACGAACTTTAATACTGGTAATACATCAGTGTTAACTACCATGTAGTTAGGATGGAATTTCTTAGTTCTATTATAAATGATAGCCTTAGCTTGTTCAATAATTTCTAAGAAACCATTGTAGTGTTCAAACTTAGAAACGCCGATAGGAAGAGTCTTAGACCAAGTTAATGTATAACCGTCAGCAGCACCTTCAGCTTTAGCGTTAGCGATAGCACCTTGATATAACATATCAACGATTTCAGAGTCAATTTCATATGCTAATTCACCACAAGCTTGTTCAGCGATTTGCTTATCTAATGAGAAGCCATAGTCTGTCTTAGCTTGGAATGCAGTGATTTGGTCATATCTAACAGCGATACGTCTAGGTTCAGCTACTAAAGCGATTCTTTCCATCTTTGGACCAATAGTTGGAATGTCTTGAGCAGGAACATGTTCCATTTGGAATTCTTCAGAGAAGTAAGCTACCTTATCTTGATCTTGAAGACCTTCGATAATGTTCTTACCTTTTTCATCTTGTGTTACATCAGCATAAATTACTTCAGTACCACGAGTAATCTTAGCATCATGGGCTACACCTTCAGCATCAGTGAATCTCTTAGAAGCCATAGGAGTTAATGCTAAAGTACCAGCAGAACCTACAGTCTCAACGATTACTTGTGCAGTGAAGTTTCTACGAGCTTCAGTCATGTCACCAAGACCGAATACACCGTTGAATAAGTCACCCTTCTTAACATCACCCTTATCAGTCTTTGATACATACTTTAAGTATGCAACAGATCCGCTATAAGAAGTCATTGGGTGAACGATAACTAAATCATTAGCAATTAAGCTTGGAACAGCAATATTAGTTAAGTTTAAACAGAATTTCTTCCAATCACCTAAGTCAGCTCTTTCAGTTGCCATAGTGTTCATAGATTCTGTAATCCATCTATTTGTATTATCTAGTAATACAGCAGTAGCTAATTGAGTATTTGCAGAAACAGTTCTTCCTTCGAAGTTCTTAGCTACATATGCTTCTGCAACCTTTAATTGACGAGAATATGTCTCTAATAAATTTTGTCTCACGATTGTTTTTTCCTTTTTAATTTAAAATTTTAATTATTTTAAACCAGCAAGTTCAAGTAATGAATCATCAATATCATATCCTGCATCAGGATCTCTATTAACTTTTCTGTTCTTTTCACTAGCTGATTCTTGGATTCTAATCTTTGTATTTTGATTGAAACCAAAAGGTAGTCTATTAAAATTATTTGTATTTTCTAATAAACTGTCGCAAACTTTATCTATATCATCGATAGTGTAATTTTCTTTAAGCCTACTTGTTATTTCCGCAGGTGCAACTCCTAGCATTGTTGCTTTAGAGTTAACATATTTTTCGATAATATTATTATATTTTGCTTTATAGTCTTTAGCTAGCTGAGTACGTTTTGCAAATTGTGTTTTATAATTTGCAAGTTGTTCATTTAGCTTTGTAATTGTACTATTAGAATCTGCCTTAACTTTGTTAAGTTCTTCTTTTAATACTTTTACTTGATTAGCATTAGAATTAATGCTTTCATTTAATTTCTTAGATTCATTTGCAGCGTTTGCTGCTTTTGTTTCTAATGTTTTAATTTGAGCAGACTTAGTTTTTAGCTGTTCTCTTAAGTTATTATTTTCAGTCTCAAACTTTTTTGACTCTGAAGCAACTGCACTTACTCTTACAAAAGAAGTTTTATATTTTGATAGCTCTTCTTTCAAAGTATTAACTTCTGCATTGCGGACTGCTCTTTCTTCTTTTAGAGCTTTAACCTCTTGAGTTAGCAAGTCTTTTTGACGAATCATTTCCTTCAAGTTTTCAATAACTGTTTCGTCTTCTCCATCATCAATGGCTGATTGATCATCTGTTATTTCAGTGTCAACCTTAGGGTCTTTATTAGACTCATCATCTTGTACTTCATCTATATTATCATTTTCTGACTCTTTTGAATCAGCAAGAGAATAACCAACATTAACTATGACTTTATCTTTAAAACTATCTGGATCAACTTCTAATTGTTCGATATTATAAACTCTTTCATCTATAATAATTGGATTAAATACAATAGGAGTATCCTTATCTAAGTCTTCTAATTGACCGACTAATTCACCCACAGTTGTTGCAGAAACTTCTTCAACTTCATCTGTTTTATCTTCTGCAGCTTCAAGTTCTTTAACTTCTTCATTATCATTAATTTCTTCTTGATCTTCGTCTTGATCTTCAGTATCATCTTCATGTAGTAATTCTTTATCATTAGCATTTACTATAAGACGATTAAAATCATTTTCATCATTAACGATTGGAATTTGTCTACCGTCATCAGCTATAATATAATCCCCATCATTGGAAATTTTTTCTTCATTAAGTTTTGTATCATTAGATGCTTCTTCTTCAAGATCATATTCCTCTAACATTGATCTTTTATCTTCATCTAATTTAATATCTAAGTTATCTAACGCTTCTTTCATTATTTGTTTATCTTTATCACTTGCAGAATTATAAGATTCATTAAGAGCTTTTCGTAAATCTTTACCATTATTTTCAAGTGATTCACATACTGTCATTCTTGCTTTTTTAACTGCAGGAAGTTGTACAATGTCCCAAGTTTCTAGGAAGAAAGTTTCAGGGTCAACTTCATTTGTATATTCATCAACATCACCAGAACCTCTTGAACTTATACCAGGTACAAATCCATAGTCACATAGCATTTTTAATAACTTACCATTTTGAGTATCTAAGATATCAACATAAGCATATAAGTCATTACCTATGATCTTTGGTAATTCAGGAATACATGCACAGATTTTAGTCATATCTGTTTCTGTTCTGTCAGCTGGATGTCCTAATTCCAAGAATAAAGATTTGTTAGCAACTTTTTCTTTAAAGATATCATCATTTAAAGCTTTTTCCCATAATTGTCTATTATATAATCTACCGTTACGAGTACTTTCAGTACAAGTAGCAATAGGACCATATAATCTACCAATTATATGCTTTTTAGTTTTTTCTTCGTCTGATAGAGGAACTATCTTTAAAGTTTCCATAATATCATTACTTTTCATAAGTCTTATCTCCTTTGTAGAGAATTAATTACAATATAATTTAGCTTATTTTTAATAATTTTTTAATAAAATAAATAATTTATGAATTATTCAAAAATTGATTGACCATCTACAGTAATTGATACTTCAACATCTTCATCAGTTGGTGTATTTGTCTTACTACCATAGATCTTATTATTCTTTTCATAAAAGAACTTTAAGCCTTCAACTTCAAATTCTAATTTAGCATCGTCTTTTGCAGGTAAGCCTTTTGCTACACAGAATGTTCTTTTTTCATCACCATTTTTTGTTGCTTCATAAATTTCTTTATATTCAGCTTTTAATTTCATAGTTTGTTTTCTCCTTAGTTAGAATAGATTTAGCATTTTTGTTGAACTGATTTTGTTCAATCAATTAATTTAGCTAATTAAAAAAAAGAAACTGATGAAAATATCAGTTTCATAAATTTTTGTTATTTTATGCTTGTAGTTCTCTTCTACCGGCTAAATATTCTAGTACTAATAAATCAGTTTTTACAGCTCTAAGTACAAGTAATACTTCATCTATTAATCCACTTTCACTATAGTTATACATAGCTTTTGCTAACTCTTTGAATCTTATTTCATTTAAAAAGTTTATAGGATTATTAAGCTTTTTACTGTATAACATAACTTGTGTTAACAAACATGATAAAGTTATTAGTAATTCTTTTGGATCATCTTGTCCCCTCAGCAAATTAGTATACAAAGGTGATTTATTTTTGTTATGATTTTTTCTTAACATCTCATAAAATGCAGTAGCTTCAAAGCCTCTATTATCTGCAATAAATTGTAGAACTTCAATTGGAATGTCTTTTGAAATTAATAATTTATGCATATATTGATTAATATTTATTCCTTTATCTTCTAGTGATACCAGAATTGACATACAATCATTTTTAGAAATCATTATATTTTATCCTTTCAAATTAAATTAATTATTTTTAGTAAAATCAATACCTAAATCTTCTGGTGTTGGTAAATCATCAGCTTCTTCTAAGATGCTATCAAATTCATGATCTTCAACTAAAGTTGTTGAATTAGTATCAGGTTTAAATGCTTCTTGAGGAGCTTCTGGTATATTGTCCATATCTATGTTTAGATCTAGCTCTTCTGTATTATCATTATTATCAGTATTATTAGTGTCGCCACCTAAACCACCATTAGCTAACTTAGCAGCATCAGCTTCTTCTTTAGCTTTTTTAGCTGCCTCTTCTGCTGCTTTCTTTTCTTCGGCTACAGCAGCCTTAATTTCTTCATCAATTTCATTTGTTATGTTATCACCATAATCAAGGGTACTAACTAAGCCTTTTAATATTTTTAATCTTCTAGCCTTATTTTCAACATCTGCAAATAAGCTATTTAAACTACTTACAGCATTAACTCTATCAGTAAAGTTTGCTCTATAGTCTAATTCTTCTTGTGTTAATGGTGCTTTCATTTTTAATACAAAGTTATTAAGATATGATTTACAACCTCTATCAATTAAGAATAGATTAATAGCATCTGTTATTGCTTGTATTAATGCATTTTGAACACGTCTAACACCTTTTGCAAAGACACTTGAAATTAGTGATAAGGAAGTTCCACCATTAAAACCAGCACCATCATCTGTTTGACCAAAATATTGTTTAGGAATACCAAAGGCACCATAGAATTTATTAACCCATTGGTCAAGATCACCTAAACTTTTAACTTCAACATCTCCGCCAACAGATTCAACAGTTACTGCGCCTTTACCTTCATGAGTTGCAAAATAAACAAAGTTTTCAACAGGTCCTGGGTTAGTGTAGTTTGTCATATTAACGCCAGTATTTAAAGCTGTTTTTTGTTCAAACATTTCTTTGACTCTTCTAAGTGTTTGTCTTGTTTGGTCTTTAGGCATATCGCCAACTTCAACTTGAACTTTTCTTACAATACTTGAACGAGTAATTCTATTTAATAATATTGATGCTTCAAGTAATGCTTTTTCTCTCCAAATTTTATATACATCATATAGCATAGATTTACCACGTTTAACATCGTAAGAATATGAAGTATCATTATCAGAGATTTTATAATTTGGATCATCATTTTTAATATCAAATAATTCAACTTGTTCAGGGTATCTAGTAATATTATCATCTAGATAGGCATGAACATAGTCATCTGCTTGGTGAACTATTACATCAGTTGATTTCATTTGATAGCTATAAAGTGCTATTGGAGTAACGCCACTATTTGTTAAAATATCTTGATTATATATTCCATTTGGTACATTAGGAACTTCAATATATCCCATTGTAATACCATTATATGTTAATTCAAACATAGTTCCTGGGTCATATACTTGTTGAATATAATAGCTATATCTATCATTTGCCTTACGCAAATCTATTTTTACAGCTTCATCAATATTGTTAACTTCTTTATTTAATTCTTCATTTAAAACATTTCTAGCTGAATATGTTTTATCTATTGTGTTTCTATTAAAGAATGGATCCTTATAATCTGATTCTCTAAAAAGTTTTAAGTAAACATCACCATATTTTATTAGACTATATGCCCAACCAAAAATATTTTTATCTACATTAGCAACATTTAATAAATAATTTACAAATTTACTAATTTTTGGATCATCAGATTCACATCAAATAATATGACCATGATCACCTGGCTCACATACTTCTTCAGCATAAGTTCTAACAACTGATGCTACATCAGCATCTTTTCCCATAGTATCTATTAATTGATACATAGTATCACGACTATTAGAAATTGATGTAAATTCTTCAATAGCTCCGATATTTAAAACATTACTAATACCTGCATCAATTAGGTCATCCATTATTTTATTATTAGTATCAATATCAAGCTTAGTAGTGGAGTCAAGCGGTACTGCTTTAGCTTGGTTACCAATAAGTGGACTTGGATTTTTCTTTGGTCTTCCTGGTTTTCTTTTAACTTGCTTATTTTCTTCTGGCATTTTTTACAAATCTCCTTATAATGCAATAATTCCATCTAAAGCATCAAGATAATCTTGATATTCATCAACTTCATCTTTAGTATGCTCAATATTATTATCTATATTAGCATAAGCTCTGGTAAGCTCTGCTTCAAAATCTAGTATCATTTGTTGTTTTTTATAATTATCATTTTCGTAGCTTTCATTTATATCAAGTGAAGTATTTATAGTTTCACCATAATCATGACCATATTCTATAGCATGTTTACTAGCTAAATATAACGCACCACAAAAAGCATCAGCTTGGTCTTTTGAACCATATTTTCCATCTTCAGGGTGGTTTATACGTCCATCAGACTCTTTTTCTAATCCAAGTAACTCTTCTGTTAACAAGTCACATTTTTTATAAATTTTTACTCTGCGCTCATAAATAGTATTTCTTAGATATAAATAAGGTAAACATACCTTTATTTTTTTATTGACAACTGTTAATCTATCAACAGAAATTATCTCAGTTTTAAATCCATCAGCTGCTAAGTCTTGTAATGTGCTTGTTGACTGGAATGTATCGGCAGATACTCCCTTAATAACAAAACCTTGCTCTCTTAATCATCTTAAAAATATAACATGTTTTCTAAAAGATATTTGTTGACCTTTTGGCGCTTTTATTGACACTGAAAATGCTAGCTTATAAGATAGACTTGCAGCATCAACATCTGTGCCATAATTTAGTAGGTTTTGTTGTGCTTCATCACTAGCCATTAATGGTTGATTTGTTACTTCTTTACCAGTAATTCATACTCCGGCAATACCAGTTTTATCTTTACTACTGGACATATCGAGATGAATAAACATTGGTCTACTTTTATCCTTAGCAGATATTTTTGTTAGATCAAAAAAGTTTGAATACTGTAAGATGTCGTCTGGAGCATTTCCAATTTCAAGTATGTCATTAATAAATGGATTTTCATACTCATCTGTTTTAGCTGCTATCAATTTTGGTCCAGACATATATTTTAATGTAGAAGCAGTTGCAATACCAATAATAGAACAAATTGCTTCATCAATATTTAATTGAAATGTTTCTAAATACCCAATTGGGACATGCCATAGATCATATCCCTTTTCCCTGAATTCACTTAGTTGTTCATCAGTAACATCTAGTGGTAATAATTCATTTGCTAACAATTTATTACCAACAGCAACTCAAAATTTTTCCTTTGAATCTTTTCTTGCATCAACAACCCACTGAGGCTCATCAATAATTAATGTTGTTTTAGATGAATTATCACGTTTTGATTTAATAAAAGCTTCAAGAAAGGATTGTTCAGTATCTTTAGATGATGCAATAATATTTAAAGTTGGTAAATAAGTTCCACGCATGAAACGTGATTTTTGACGAGCATCAATTTGGGTAATGATTTTCATCATTCTTTTTTTAGCTTTATCTGGGTCTTGAACCAAGGCGAAATTAACTTCATCTGTAAAATTCGCGAACAAAGCACGTCCAATGATTTGATTATTACCTGATGCACAGATTAATTCAATATGTTTTTGAGGAACATAGTTTAAATTTGTAGTACCATGCATTTCACCATGAGCTAAAAACCACTCACTAGATAGAATCATTTGATTCATTTTATCTAACGCGACACCACGCGCATTTTCAAGTGTAATATTCATCATTGATATAGATAGTTTATCAATACTTTGCATTCCATAATAATTATATGGGTCTTTTAAACAAAGCAATCTATATAGCATGTATAATAAACAAATAACTGCTATTGTTGATTTACCTAAACCGATAGCTCCTGTAAATACAATAGTGTTATATTTAGTTGTTGTATTGGTAGGAAAAATATCAAGTAGACACTTTTCTCAATAAGGGAATAAGGTAAATCTTCCTTCTGAGTCATACAATGCATTTCCTAAGTATTTTTTATCATGTAAAAATGTCTTTATATCGACAGGTATCTCAGCTCATTCAATATCAGTTAATTCATTATATAATGTTGATTTGCCTTCTGTTGCATATTGTTTTAATATATCAAGTGCAACTTTTCTCTCTTCTTCACTTAAGCTATCAAGTAAAGAAAGATCAATATTTTTATTATTTTCAGGTGACATAGCTAACCACCTCGCTTTTATTAGAAATAGATGACATCATCAAACAATCTCCCTAATATATTATTATACGATATTATTCTTCTTCATTATCTTCTTCAGATTTTTTTTGCTTATTTCCTTTTTGTTCTGCTTCAAGTTCATCAGCATAAACTGGGTTTATATTAGAACCTTTTACAAATTTTCCCCTGTTTTTTCCGTACTCATTAATTATAGTAATTAAATCAGCATCAGTTTTCAGATCTTCATTATTTTCAACTATATTATGCTCAGCGGCTTCATCGGCTGGAACTCCATACAACTTAGGAAATATTATATTTAAAAATGCTTTTTGTAAATGTTCAGAAACATAATGAATATAATTATTAATTGTACTTGCAACTTTCATTAATCAGTCACCATTATTTAGTACTAATAATATATGTTTACAACCACGTCCTTTATCATTATTAGGATTAGCTACACCTTTTCCAGGACCTGGATCACTGGCAGAGTCGTCAACTGATATATTATTAACTATATTTCAATGGGCAAACTGTATTTCAAAATCTTTACATGTACATTTAGTATAAATATCTGTTGTATTAAATACTTTTGTTAGTGCTTGTATAATAGTTTTAAATTCAAGTTTATTTTTATTATTTTTAATACATTTTTGAAGTTCTGCAATAACTCCTTCCATTTTAATTGTAACTTCATATTGGTCAGTTTCACCAATTACTGGAATAGTTATTTGTAAAATATCTTGCTTAAATAAATCATTCATATTTATTTTATTAAAAGCAGCAACAGATTTTATAATCTTTGAGTATTTTTTTCTTTCAAATCTATTTTTTCCTCTTGACTGGTCTTTATAAGGGCCAGCATTTCTAGAACTTGCTACCTGCTGCATTCTAGTATCTTCTATTAATAAATTAGTCTTTTTAAAATGCATACTTATCACCAACCTGTATTAAAAGTAGATTACTGAATAATTTAGCAAATAATTATTAAAGTAAGAAAAAAACTAGTACTTTAATACTAGTTTTTAAATCATTAATTTATATCTAATTTGCCATTAATAGTATAATATTGTTTAGGTAAGTGTGTAAGAGGGTCAATATGATTAAAATCTCATTTGCCAGATGGTACTTTATGACATTCTACCACAAATTTTTCTCTAGATAATCTTCCAACTATATAATCAGCATCAGCTTTGCTAACATTATTTATTACAAAATTGCCATTATTAAATACTAAACCATAATGACCAGTAAGTTGTTGAAGCTTAATTCTGTAATTATTTAAGTCTTTTCCAGTTACTTGCTCATCAATAGTATTAAAAGATTCTAATGATAACTCTTTAGATAGTTCTTTATTTTTTAAATCTTTTAATTCGTCAAGATAGCCTTTATTTCTTGCAGATTTAAAAACAAGGTTTTCAGTGCTATATTCTCCATCATTAGCCATACCTTTTTGTCTTAAATCATAAATATCTGTTATTCATTTATTTATTGCATCTATAGATGGGTTTTTAATAATTTTATTATATCTTTTTTCAAAAGGCTCTAATAATTTTTCAATCTCTGCTTCGTCTATATCAGGAATATCTTCTTGTTTTGGAAATTTTATTCAGTTATTATCTTTAACTGAATATATACCATTACTTCTTAGTGGTGTTCTATCTGTTTCTACATATATTTCAACAGGTATACCATAAAAGTCTATATCTAATTTTTTATTAAATAATGATTTGTAAGCACCATATAAAAGTGGATATAAATTATCAGGGCAATGTAAATTTGATATATTAGCTACTATATGGATATCTAAATCTGAATCTTTAGTATAGTTATAACTTACATTAGAACCAACTAAGATAATATCTTCGACATCAATTTTAATTCCATCTTCTTTTAAGTCGGCTAAAAATAAATCAACAATCTGATTAATTTTTTCAATGACTTCTGGTTTTAATTTCTTACCATCAAATAGCTTTTGGTTTAACTCTGAATGCTTTTCAATATCTTCATCTAAATCAGCTGTTTGATAAAAATCATCAAGTAGAGCATTATAAAATTTCATACTGTCAGCTCCTTGTTTATTAATCTAATTATTATTCTTCTTCCATTGTTAATTTTGAATCTTCATCTTCTAATGGTTCAACATAATCAATTGTTTTATCATCTTTTACTTTTTCAAGATAGTCTTTATGAGCTTTTTCTTCAGTTTCTATCTTTGTTAATTGATCTTTAACATGCCCATCATCTACTTTATTAATTACGGCAGCATAAGCATTAATTGCTTCTTCTTCATCAGCTGATAAATAATCCATTTGGTCATTAAATTCAGTTGGAACTTCTTCCTTATTTAATGACTCTTTAAAACCATTTGCAAACATTGCTTTTCTTTGTGCATCTGCTTCTTTTTTAGTTCTAAATGTGCCATGGACCTCTCCTGAGTCTCCTTTATTTGCCCATTTTTTACCTTGTTTTA